TCTTCATCAGTTTCAATAGTAATGTTTACACGAATCAATTCTCTCTTAAGTTGAGCACATGCTTGCTCCACACCAAAAGTCTTACCATTACCTGAGAGTCCAGTAATGAATGTAGGATAAAACTGCTTTGATTTTATTATATTCTTAACATCATTAAAAGATCCAAACTTAACAAAAGTATCATCACTTTCAGGAACAAGATCTTGTTCTACACGAGAAGTAACTGCAGGAGCAGCAAATGCTTTTTCTATTTTTTCAACTTCCTGAACTGTAACTTCAAGATTCCACTTACCTTTTGCTACATTATACTTCTTTAATTTTTTTGTAACTGTTTGATAGGAAATATCATTAACAGCACAAAATCCACGGATATCAGCAGCAGTGAACTCAGATCCATATGTTCCTCTTAGTCCATCAACTATTTGATCTTCTGTCATTTTGATTTCAAATGCCATAATGTAAGTGCTTTATTTAGTTGAATATATTATAAGACTAAAAAAGGGGTCTTACGACCCCTTATGTACCAGTTTTTTAATTGACACTAACTATCCATATTAGCAATATGTTCTTCTAATTGTTCTACTAATTTTGGTTGAGATAATCTTCTATCTAACTCAATACCAACTGATCTACCAATTTCTTCTAACTTAATTTTTGAAAGATATTTTAAATCTGGTATATCAACTGGTGGAGCAGTTACTTCTGGAGATGTAGCAACAGGCATATCATCCAAAGGATTCTCATATACAGGAGGAGCAGGAGGTGCTTCTACAGGAGGCACATATGCTTCAACTACTGGTTCTGGGGGTGCAGGTGGAACAGGGGGAGCAGTAGTTCCAGCAACTCCTGACTCATGTGTTGTATAGTCTAATCCTGCTAATTCAGAGAACTTACTCATAACTCTATTTAATTCCTCTAGTTATTTATTATTCAGAAGTCTCAGGTTCAGGAGTTTCTTCTGTATTTGTTTCTGGTGCAGATTCTTCCTTTGGTGCATGAACCTTAGCATATGCAGCCAATAACCCTTCCGCATCTTTAGGAGTAATTCTAGGCATAGTAAAAATTGTAAGGTATTTTTATTTATACTACCAAATCTACAAATTCGCCAAGAATTTTTTTATTCATCTTTTTACCCTTTAAACTCTTAAAGAATGCTCTTTTAATTTGTGCTTTTGTAGCATCACTCTCAACTTCAAACTCATCATCAGATGATAAAGCAGCTGCTGATAATCCAAAATAACTATCATATCCAGAACATTTAATACTGAATGACTTAGTTTTTTTCCAATCCTTTGTTGCTCTTTCAAAATCCTTTCCAGAATATCCACAATACTGGCGAATAAAATAATTACCATCTCTAGGAGATAATAAACGAATACCAACAAAATTCATATCAGTAAATTTATCCTTTAGATTTCTTATTAAAATTGAAGTACTTTCTCTCCAATTATCAGTAAATTTATAAACATTACCAGTTGTTCTATCCCTTAAAAAAGTATTCCATCCAACGTAATTAGTTCCTAAAAAAGGATCTTCTTCCCAAGGTCTTTGTACTTCTCTATGATAACGTATTGGATTTGCTTCACCATCAGTAAGAATTACACACTGAACTTTTTGTAACTGATGATTCTTTTTAAATTGAGGAAGAATCTTATGTAAACAAACAAGTGTTTCATTTAAAGGTGTTCCTGAAAGATTCATTCCTAATGGAACACCATACTGAGTCCAATTATTTCTATTAAAGGTTTTAGCACATCTGAAAATATTAAGCATTTGCTTTTCCAATTCTTTTCCATTTACATCACTAGTAAATAAATTCATTAAACTGAAATTATGCTCTAATGCTGCTACTCCTGATTTTGCCACATAAGATGAATGGCAATTTGGTTTACCTTCTTCATCACAATTTGGGAAATTTAAAGTAAAAGCATATACTTCAAATGGAATAGAAACTTTTCTACAAAACCAAATTAAATTGTAAAGTTGTTTAATAGTATCTTCCATTACATCTGCCATTGATCCAGACCAATCAAGAATAAACACTAACCCATGATTTTTTCCATCAGGAACTACATTTATTTTTTTGAAAAGATCTTCATTAAAATTATAAGTATGAAGTTTTGATGTATTAAGAATACCTGTTTTTGCTACTGTAGAACGAGCATATGAATCAGCAGCTTTCTTACACTCAAATTCTTTAACCAAATAACTTACTTCTTTCTGTGCTGATTTTTTAAATTTAGCATATTGAAGATCAACTTCAGAGAATACTGTTAGATTTTCTAATTCTTCTTCAGTTACATCATACCTATATGGTTTTTTATCTTTATAATCTTCCCAATTTCTATGACATAAATGATGAATTAATTCATTAGAAATAATTATTTTATCTAAATTTATCTCAGGAAGTTCTACATAATGATTTTCAGCACTATCATTATCAACCAAATCTTTAACAGCATTATTAAAAGATTCTACTGTTTCAACATCTGGTTCAAGATTCTCAAGTTGTTCTTGCAATTCTTCTATAGTTGGTTGAACTTGAGATGATGATTGTGTAGTTTGATACTCTACATCAATTTTATTTCCATCTTCACCATCATCCTCTTCATCATACTCACTATCATCTTCACCTAAATCTGGACGACCAGATCCTTTTATATCCATACCAATACTCTCTGCAGATTCTGCTTCTGCAATCTGTTCTTTAAGATCATCTTCCATTTGATGCTGACAATAAGAATATAGAACTCTAGCAGCATTTACAGCATCATCAAAAGACTCTGAATTTCTAACTAAATCGACAATCTCCTTTTCAGAAACTGAAAAAGATATATCAACGAATGAACCAATCTTAAAGTATAAATTAATCCTATCAGCAAGATTAAAGTCAGCAATATTTTTATCAGCAACATCAAAGAAATCATCATCACTCAACTCATGATAACCGTTATAGAAAGTTTTTGCAATACCCCCATATCTACGTCTCATTAATTTTTCAATTCTTGCATCTTCTGTAATGTTTATAAAAGTATGAGGAACATCTTTAGGTGGTTCCACATCAGGAGTATAAAGGGCGTGTCCAACCTCATGTGCAACTAGAGAATCATAAACATTATTACTTGCTTTCTCCCACATAGGAAGTGTTAAAACCCTTGTATGCACATTAAATTCAGCAGTTTCTACTTTCTTATGCTCAACTATAAGATCTTCGGTAGCAAGAAGTTTAGCAAGTTGTGATTTAATTTCGTGGCAAACAGGCATAAGTAATTCCTTTTGATGTACCTATCATACTAGAAAACCGCCTCTTAGGGGCGGTTTGTAGACGGTTTATCAACTGTCTGCGTCTTTCTCTAGCACTTCTAAGTGCCTGTGGTTTAAGTTTTCGTTTGGCATCCTTTTTAGAATGGTGTTGCCAATTCGGGGTATTCATTGGTAGTTGTAGCTTGAATCTCCATGATACACCTTACCGTGTGGCATGAAGTTCATTGCAAGGGAATACCTATATTTATCAGTATCATTTTCCGCAGTCCAATGAAATATATGACTAGGAAATATTAGCATTGTACCTTTTTTAATTTGAATTTCTGCCTTACCGTAAGGAATAAACTGAGGATCAGTACACTTAAATCCAACATCAATTTGAGGTTGGTCTGCTTTCTCAAAGATAATTGATGATGTATTTTCATATGGATAAAAAACAGCACTCCACATACAATTAGTATGTTTATGTCTATAAATCACAGAACCAGGAGGTGTACGTGTCCACCAACTAGTAGTCATTTTCATTGGAAGTTCATACCCAAGAGTTTCTAAGCATAGATTAACCTTAGCATCAAACTGACCAGAAATATACTTACGTGATCTTAATATAAATTTATCCTTACTAGCATCATTATTTTTATTTGTCCATTTAATATCTTTTAGAGTTTTCAAAGAAGGTTCAATCAACTCTGTTGCATCTATCTGATAAAGAAGTGTGGGAAATAATCTGAGTATTCCCATCTCAACATTTTTCTTACCCATTTTTAATAATTAAAAGAAGAATCACCGCATATAACTTGACCATCTGGCATATAATTCATTGCCATAGAATATCTTATCTTATCTTTTGAATTACATACAACCTTATGTTTTAATATACTTGGAAATAATATCAATCGTCCAATTTGACAAGGAAATCCAACATCACCATATTGACCTAATTCAGCACTTGAACTATTAGATGGTACATGAATTGCTGGAGTATCTTTTATAAAAGTTAACATACCATTATCTTCCTCAAAATAAAATACAGAACTCCAAATACAATTTGTATGATTATGAGTTTCAATATGTCCATACGGAGCAATCCTAGTAAACCAACTAGTAGTCATCTTAAAAGGATTTTCAAATTCAGATTCTGCTAAAGCTTCATTTACTCTATTTTCAAATTCTTTAACCAATTTAGGATTAGTATTACTTAAAGCATACAAATCTTCAGATTGACCATGATATTGACTATCATTAAAAACAATATCTTTACATATTTTTTTTACGTCATCAATTAAATCAGAACAATCTAGAACATAAACCAGTGTTGGAAAAATGTTAAATCTTAAATTGCCATTATCAAATTTTGTTATGTTACCTTGAGTTTCCATGCTATTGTTATCCTTAATCCGTAAAATAATCTAGTAGTTGGTTCTGCGTAATGGTACAGATTTGATGGGAAAAATACACCAGTATTTGGTTTAGGATAATAGTTATAATGATTTCCATCATTATCTAAAATCCATATGGTAGATCCACCCCATTCATTATACCATTCAGGATTACCATAATACAAGAAAGTATAATGACCATTCTCAGTATGATCTTGATGAACCTGTCCTTGAGTACCAAAAAGATGCCCATTAGCATAAACTCTTTTTAACTCTAAATCAGATTTATCAACTTTACTTTTTATTGTTTCAAATAATTCTTCACTATAAAAAGAATCATCATCCAATTTCATCTTCCAAAAAGGAATAGAATCTACTTCTGCATTTGATAGATTTCCATAATACCATTTCTCAACTTTAGGAAGTTCCCATATCTTACGACACTGTTCTTCAGAAAATAAATCAGAAATAATCTTTATGGAATTTTTATTTCGTATACCTAACTCTGATAATTTAGTCATTAGTTATCATCCTAGAGAATCCCTTTATTTTTTCAAACTTAATAACATTAGCAAACTTATCATGCAAATCTGCTTTATGTGATATAACAAATACATTAGCATCCTTGATTACAAAACGAATAATCTTAAGAAACTCATCTGTACCAAATCCATCAAGAGAACTATCAAA